GCTGATACGGTTAATGTCTGTTGGCTGCCGTTGGCATCTGTGTAGGACATGCTGAATGATATGCCCTGCATGTCGGCAGGTTGAACTGAGAAATTTGAATTGGCACTGGTTCTGTAATATGCTCTAAATCTGCCGGATGGTATGTTGGAAAAGTTTCCATCTCCAAACACAAGATCTACCGCGTCATTGTTTTTGGTCACGACATTGTATATGTCTCTCACATCTGATGATAAGCTGTTATAGATAACATTGTTGCCACTGAGGTCAGGCACCTTGGTCCAAAATTTTTCTATCTGTCCAAAATCGTCCAGCTCATACAACCACACGTCAATGTTGTTGATGTTATTAACATTGATAGGTTGCACATAATTGGTTGTGGGTTGGGTGATGGAAAATTCATAGTTGGCCAAAGATCCCTGTTTCAATAGAGCAAAAAATCCTGTGTTGGGACTGGAATCACCAGATCCATCGTTCCTATAAACATAAGTGAATCCTGTGCCTGGCACCGGTGCCTGTTCATAGATAGATTCTGAATTGGATATCGTGGCTGGCACTATTTCAAAATTTCTTGCGATACCACTTATGCCTCTCGTGAATGTGAACATTGGCACATCTGTATTGATAGAATTCACTGTATAAATCTCTGTTTTGATTCCACCTATGTTGCCTGCTTCTTTGGCCTTGCCAAATATCTGTCCTGACACATTGGCCGCATTCAATATAGTGATGAACTGTTCTCTGGCATTGGCATTGGTGGAATCATTCCACACTATCGTGATGTTGGCCAGACTATTGCCTGAGCTGTCTCTCACATCTTCGGTGGTGGACACAGATGTAAATTTTAAAAGTCCTGTGGCCGGAAGATTTCTTTTGGCATTGTAATTGATCAATCGTGCCAATCTTAGAATGCTGTTTCTTCTAGAAGCAGTTTCCAAGAAATTTTCTCGAGCATTTAGATCCACTCGGAAACTCAAACTCTGAGCAATGTAAGCGATAAGATCTATGAGAGCGATGTACTCTGATGACTCTACGAAATCATTGAAATCATCTGGATAATTCTCTCTGAGATAGGCAATCATGGTCCTTCTCAGAGTCTCAAAATCGTAAGATTTGAAATCGGCTTGTTGGAAACTGGTGTAAATTTTACGCCAATCTTCGGCTACTAGCAATCGGTTTTGTCTATCAGTAGTGGACATAATTTAATACACGGATATTTATGGATATTATTATATGCGTAGATTAAGACAGGCGCAAAAGAGAGTTTTCGTCGAATGAGAATGTCAATTTCTCGGTAATATTGTAGGGCACATAGGTTATAGTGGCCTGCACACTGATGCCATTCTGACTTTCGCTCACTATTATGTCAGATGTGCTGATCCTAGGATCGGCATTGAGATTTTGTGTGATATCATCGGCTATGGCCTGTTTCAATGAATTGGTCAAAGGTTCAAATATGCAGTCATAGATTATGGTTCCAAATTCTGGATTTTCCACTCGTTCGCCTTTGCGTACACTCAATCTATTAATAAGATCTTGTTTGATCAATTCAAAATCATACAATCTAAAATTGGTTTGATCAGCTCGCGAGCTGAATCCTTTGAATACCTGTCTTAAATTACTATTGCTATTTTTATCTTCATATGCCATATTCTACCATCCAAATCCGCCAAAGAAACTACCAATATCTGCCAGTGCAAAATCTCCCAATGGAAGATCACCCAAAGGAAAATCACCTGGTAAAAATGCTGTTGCTACATCGGCACCGTCACTGAATCCAAATCCCCCCTGTAAAAAAGATTGGGTTGAACTCCAAACATCTGCCACATTTGTTGCCACTGATCCTAACACGTTCTCAAATCCTCCTTCTAGCACACTCACTACATTGGTTACAGAAGTGATCTGTCCCGCAATGATGTTTCTAACTTGATCTGTAACAATATTTATACCTTGATTTATTGCGGCTGTGCCCACACCCTGTATCAATCCTTGTGGTGATAGATTGGCTAGATTTATGCCTGATATTCCAATGTTGCCAAATGCACCTGGACCAAAAATACTTTCTATATTATTTTTAAAAAGATCCTGTATACCTCCTCCAAATACCTGAGGATCCACAAAAGAGCTCAATGACTGTGTTCCGTAATCGGTGTACATAGCACTGCCTGCCAGCAAAGATGCTGCATTTCCTCCTGCCATGTCATTGGCCAGTGCATAAGTGTCGATACCATCACCTCGGAAAAAATCTTTGACCGCGGCGACATTTCTTTCAGAAAATACTGCGTTGCCTACATTCTTGATTCCACTGTTAATAGTATTGTTTATAATATTACCCACAGTCTGATTCACTGTATTTTGTGCTGTAGATGTGAGAGTTCCAACAAGATTATTACCTGGCAGATTGTTTATTACTTTTCCCATGTCTCCTAATGTGTAAAGAACTCCTGCTTGATTAACTAATACTTGATCTTTAAAAAGATTACCCACAGCTCCCGCAGCAGTTCCGGTCAATCGAGCAATCACTTGATTGGACACATCACTGATGCCTGGCAATAATGGTCGTATTGCTAGAGGACCAGAATCTGTTAGGTTGAATATGTTGGAATAGTTTTTAGTAAATTCCTCTGTGGCTTTCTGTATTCCCGCAATATCTGTGGGACCTTTCGCAACTTTTTGAACATAACATTCTAGATCTGCCTGATATTGTCCTAATCTTACTGTAGGATTAGAACTTTTTCTATTTCTTTGTTCTGCATATCCTAAGGTGCCTGGCCTATCAGCATCTTCTATTTTGCCATAACACGTAAACGCTTTAAAATTATCATAATGCCATAGGAATGGTTCGTGGGTAGGCACTCGCATGCCTGACATACCTGGAATACTCCTATCCTGTTTCATTACTCCTATATCTTTGAGTATAGGAGTAACATCTGGTACTTGTACTTCTATTGTGCCTGTACCGTGAGGTTGATTGAATGCTGTTCTTTGAAGAGGTTGTATTAAATTTGGATCTGCTGGCATGCTGTTGAAATGCACTTGACTGCCCACAAGATGCACCTGCCCCGATGCCTGATGTATTTGGTTACCTCCTGCAGCCTGTGTATAGATACTCATACCGGTGCGTAGACTGTAATAGCCTTTATCTACCGTGACATTCATGGCTCTGCTGGCTATTTGATTGATTATAGATCCGTCTATACTGACAAATCCTTTAATGGTTCTATCCGCTGGATCTTCACCAAGGTGCTCATTGGCCTTGATTCTAATATTTCTATTGGCATACATGTTAATGTCGCCTTCTGAATGGAAATTTATGTCTCCTCCAGATCTTATGTTGTAACCTTTTTGTGCATAGATGTCCACTGCTCCATCATTGCTAAATTCCATCCACACTGTGCCTTTGGCATTGGCTATGTACATTACTCCTGCAGTGTCATGCATCAATATTTGATGTCCAGAACTGGTTCTTAGTCTTATGAGTTGATTATCACCTTCAGCATCTCCATCATCCATAACAAATGTATGTCCAGCGTTTCTAACCACTGGTACATCTTCTTGTGCATCTAATGGTCCTAATTTTGCTTTTCTTTGTGCAGGATCCACTCTACCTGGTGTACTGATGCCAAACACAGCACTAGGACTTTCTCTGCGTGCTGAACTGGTTGTGGTTCCTCTCACTGTGTCTTGGCTCAAACCTTGCTCTCTCAATGTGTTAGCGAAAGGATGAATGGGTTTTGTTAATTTATCAATACCACCTGCGCCTCCACTCTTTGAATACAAATTTCTGTTTATTTCTGCAGCTGGTACTATGTCCGTACCATAGATATCTTTCTTATTCTGTCCTGCTATTTCGGTTTGTGTGTCTCTTGATGCAGCAATACCCGGAATCATATGGTTAGTTAATGGATCTTGAATGCATCCAAACCAATAACCCTGTGATATTTTACCTTCAACAAATATTACTAACACACGACTGTCTATGTCTGGAGGTACCATCCACATTCCATAAGAATGTGATCCGTCCTCATAGTCTCCCACATTATTTTTTCCTAAAGCATTGGTGCTCTTAGATCCATAAAATGGCATGAGATATTCCACATCATAGAGCTGTCCAGCATATCCTTCATTGACCCCAGATAAACTCGGTATGAGAACTCGCAGTCCTCCCATTTTGGCAGGATCAACATTGTCTTTCACTATGCCAATGTATGGTCCAGGATTAATTTCTGTATATGTAGAAGTCCTGTTCTTCCTGTTAGGTGTGGATAATTCGCCTGGCATTATGGTCCGTTTACTCCTTGTTCAGTAGTTCGCATACCTTCTATATCTGATGCAGTAGGATTCCATACTCCTCTCAAAATACTTTCTGCTTTGGTAGCATAATCTGTCAATACTCTGATATTTTCAGCAAGATTGATCTCTTCTCCTTGATTGTTATATCTCAGCATCTTTAAAGTTTGTGTAAATTTTCCTTGTCTAAATTCACTCACCACATTCACAACTTTATATAATCCGCTAAAATGCACATTTTCCATTGATTGAAAATCCATAACTCCTTTCTTCTCATTTATATCTGTAGGGAATCTAAAATCCAAAGTGACAAATGCCTCTCCCTGATCGTAATTAAAACAACCCAATTTATCATCATACAAACGACCCTTATAGCCTGCCACTTGTTCGCTTGTTGCTCCACCTCCACCTTCGGTTGATGTGGTTTTTCTTGGTATGGGCAAATAATTTTCTTGCCCTATAAATGCAGGATCTCC